TCAGCCTTTCATATGGATCAATTCCATCGGCAACGAATCTATTAAGCCCTTCTAATTCATCTAGTGTTTTCTTTATTTGAGAAGCTGTTTCTACAAACTTTCTACCAAGTCTTGACCCAGAATCGGCGGATCTTTGAATTGTATCAAGTAATTTTATTCCTCCCTTGCTAAACATTTTGCTTGCAGCGTAGGTACCAACAAGACTGATTGTAGTAGCGGCAACGAATTTAAGAATTGGCTTGTCGTCCAAAGCCTTTGATAACAGACCAGAATTTGGATTTGGCTTTGTTTCCTCTTTGTTTGCGTTAGGGATATCTCTGGAAGTTATTCCATAGCCAACGTTTACGAGAGAAGATCTGTCTCTAAACATCTATTCCCCTTTTACTATTTCATTCCCCACAATTTTTGTGCAATGGGATCTTCATATTTGGCTTCGCCATCTTTTCTTGATTTATTATATTTTTGTATTTTTTCTTGTTCTATTTTTTCTTCTTCTTGCGGATCAATTAACTTTAGAGAAACATTGGTTGACTCTATCGCAAGGACTGCTTGTTGAATTTCAATTATTTTTTCTGATAAAGCTACTTTTTCTGCCAATTTTGGATAAGTTAAATTATCCAAATCTTCTGGAGTATATGATGTTATAGTAGCCAAAACAAAAGCTTTCATTAAGCTTCTAACCTGAGACGCTTCAGCCCTCTTCTGCTCAAGAACAGCTTTTGCTTTAGCTGGATCTGCAAAACCAGATTCAGACAATATTTCTTCAGATAAAGCTGAAACCATTCCAGCTGGATATTTATCCAGGTTTATATTTTCTGGATAAATAACAGTAGATTTTATTATTAATTCTTCAATATCCTCATTTGATTGACCAGAATTTTGATGCTCACTGATTTTATCAAACTCTGCAAAAGTTAGTTCTCTGAATATAATTAATTGATTTTTTAAATAAGTCTCAAAAACAGTGCCAAATTTCTGCTTAAGTTTGTACAACTGCTCAGGAGTCAACATAACAGTTTTATTAGAGCTGACGAACCTCTAATGCCTGGAATCCCGATGCCTCAAGAACTTCTTGGGCTATTAGAGAAGGTAGTCCAGCCATCTCTGAAACAAGAGATTGTTTATCAAATGCTGGATATAGAATGCAGATCTCGGCAATTGCTTCTTCGTTCCAAAGAGAAGCTTCAGATTCTGTAAGTTGACCAGCTTGAACAAGTTGTCCCATTTTTTTCATTAGGTTTTTATATTCCAATCTATTAAGAGTTCTCCATGCAATGTGTTTTTCGTAGGTAATTGATGTAACATATACATCACCATATTCTTTTTTCCACAACTTAATTTGTCCTGCATTGGGACCACCTGGCCAAATTAGTTCCTCATCTGGAAGATCCTCTACTGAAGTGGGGGCATTTGCGGGGTCGTCCATTACATCTGCTGCGTCTTGCAGCGGTAGTTGCATTTCATCTGGCGTAATGTCTATTACCTCTATTGCTTCTAATTGTTCTGCTAATTCTTGATTATTTTTAACAGTAACTTTTCTATTTGTCTCAGACATAATTTCTCCTATTTTAATTTAAAAAATTTCAATACATTATATCATAATTTATCTTGGATTTGTATCGTACAATTTAGATAAATCTTTTCTTGTTGTTAACTCTTCTTCTGTAGGTGGACCCTTAACGGTTGTTGATGAAGTTTGCGCAGAGCCTTTTTGATTATTTTGTGCGATCGTGGCATTTGGTGGATCCTTAAGAGTTCCGTCGGAAATATACATGTCTCTTGCTAAAAATTGATATGCCTCCATTAGTGGTGCTCCACCAGGTTGATATGACGTGCCCATTGACATCAAGTGTATATTTTGAAGAACTATATCCATGGGCCTAGAAATGCTTTTTTGAACTAACCTGTCATTAAAATCAAGAGACATTAATCTGTCTACAGTTTCAAGCTCTGCCTCTTGTTGAGTAACATCCCTCTTGGCTATTGTTGTCATTGATCCTTCTTGACCACCGTGTTTTATAATAAAGTTAAAAGGAGGATGAGAACTGAATATATTTCTTGAATCCGCACCTGGCCTATCGTAGGATAGTCTATCTAGACTAGACACTCTTTTAAGATCGTTTTCGCCCCAATATTTTTGGATATTTTTTTCGTCATCAATATTTTCCATATTACTTCTTAGGTAAGATTGTATCTGTGATTTAGGATCATTTGAATAAAACTTTGCCCTAGTTGCCGCAGCATCAGAAAGAAGGTCTCTCATTCTTCCAGGATATCTTGTATATAAAACAAATTCTCCGTTGAATCATTCTTGTTCCAGTCATGACTGCATCAAAATTATATGACCAGAATCCGTAGAGCGGAGATTTTTCCTGTCTAATGCTAAAAGAAAAAGATGCTATATCAAGTTCGTATCCTGCATCAAATAGACCATCAATATATATTTTTACATCTTCTCCACTAAAGTAGTAATCATAATACATATTGAACTTGTTTGAATCCTCAGACTTGCCACCCCATTGAAGATCAATGTCTTCATCTAGGGGAGTAAAGCTTTTCAGAGTATCTGGATCAGCAGCAAGGTCTGGTGGCAAATAGGCGCTAAATGGCCTATATGGTTTCCTGCCTACGATATTATTGTAGTTTACTGAATTTGCCATTTTACGGCTGCCTTATTCTATCAATGAAAGTTGTATATTCTTTCATTTTATCGGTTCCATAGTAATTTTTTTGTTTTTCTTTATAAATTAAAGATTCTTCTGAGCTCAACAATAATGGATCGTTTTCCATTGAAACCATTGGTTGAATTCCTCTGGCCATAAACATGTATGTTTGCTCTGTTATCAAGTCGTCAACCGACATAGTTTGACCTTCATCTATTATGGTTACACCGTATATCTTCATTTTTGCACCGAGTCCGTATTCATTAAAAAAAGTTAAGACAATATCAAATGGTGGAAGCATATCTGCAAGCGGAGCAAAAAAGACTCCAGTTTCTGCCATTATTTGTCTGAATTCTTTTATTCTATAAAATGCGTATTCGTTGAATACCGTAAAAATCAACGATCCTCCGATGGTTCTTCCACCTTTAACAAATCCCCTTGGATTTACATGACCTATTGTTCTTACTGGAGAATTTTCTCTGTGTATAGAATATGAAATTGTTTGTATTTCTGCCAACTCAAGAACGTCAACTGAATTGGTCGTATTAATAGTTCCATTTGCTCTATCAATGTTTGGAACAACTATTGTTGCTGTTATGTCCGTTCCCGCAAAAGACATGTTAGAAAACGGATCAGGCATGTTTCTTTCAATTCTTGCCTTTGACATCGCATCTTTGTCATATGGGGTATTGAATCCTCGACCAAAATTAACTACTGGATAAGGATCAATTCTTTTCATTTTTAACCTCTGGCTAAATACGCAAGGCGGGGAAGGAGACCTTCATCAACTTCCCCGCCTACGAATTTTAATTAGTAATATTAATACTATGGTCTGATAATCTTAGGATTCAATCCTGCTTCAGCCACGGCGTCTCTGTTGATAATGTCCTTCAGATCGCCTGTATTAAATTTACCGTTTGCAAGTTGATCCGTTGTAATTCTGTACATTGGACCAATTTCTCTTGCTACGTAGGTCATTGTTTCCTCAATGACAATGTCATCCATTGAAGCGCCAGAGCCCTCATTCAAGAGTTCTACGCCGTAGATTGAGCGAACTGCACCTTGACCGTATTCGTTGGCAAAGGTTATCGTAATGTCAAATGGGGGAATTTGGTCTGCGTAGAATGGAACCTGTGACACAATATCCGAGTCCTGTGAAGAGAACTCTGCGATACCGCGCTTATGTCCTACGTCGCCAGGAAGAGTATTGTGTCTTCTGGTGTAGAACATTTGAGCGTTGTCTTTTTGGTGATTTGCTTCTAGCATCTGATAAAGAGCTGGACGATCAAACACTGTAAAAATCAACGATCCTGCTATTCCACGCTTTCCTCTTGAGAAAGATCTTGGGTTTGGTGAACCCATTGTATAAATAGGAGCCTTTTCTCTGGTTACCGAGAAAGTGATTCCTGATAGTGCGCCGATTTCAACGCCACCAAAAGTGGCAACTATATCTGCGCCTGAAAATGTGGTGTAAGTATTGAGATACTTATTAACCGCACTGTCGTAGTAGTCTGCACCTGCCATTGTATACCCTCCAATTCGGTATATTAGTTAATGTTTTTATTATATTGTTACAGCCACTTGAACCTCAATGTTCTTGAGTTCAAATGCTGGTGTCAGCACGAGATCAACAAACGCCTTGTTTTCAGCTGGGAAGTAACTTACTGTGAAGTCACTATCCAGCAAGGCACCTACTTGTTGCATGCCGCGTAGTGCAGAAGTAATTGCAGTTTCCATTGAGTTGCGTGTTTGCAACGTCGATGCTTCGCCAACAAACTTCTGGCACACTTGTCTCACGAGAAGCGCAGCTTCCGTGACAATTCTCATTGTAGAAACTCTTGTGTAATCCGATGATGATCCAGCCATTGTCAAACCTTCAACAAAAACTGGAATCTTATTGAAGTTAAGAGCAATAAAGTTTACGCCAAGATCAGCAAGTTTTTCTTGCTGTGTTCTAGTAGGATTGTATCTTAGTTGGGCAACGTTATAAGCGGTCTTGTTTACTGGTGATGTAAACGATGACATTCTACTTATTGCGGCAGCAAAAGCTGATGCTCCGTTTGCGTAACCCCAAGAAGTATCATAATTCACTGGCTTAGCTTCGGCTGCGATTACAACAAGATGTCTACCAATTTCTGTCATTGAACCAGAATCTCTGGAGATCAAATTTGCTGGACCTGCGTTGGAGTTGTAAATGTGTGATGATACTTGAGCCGGAGTCATAAACTCACTTGTTCCAACATACGGTTTTATTCCCATAACCGCAAAGCAGGAGCGTGAGTTTTGAGAAATTTCGTTAACCTTAGTTGCGACCTTAAGAGCCCAACTACCAGTACCAGTGCCGTTGTTTGCATAAAAACCAAATTCTGGGTCATTTGAAGGAGTTGCTGGATTTTCCCACTCATCTGGGTGTGAGCCACGACCCCAAGGGACAATAATATCTGGCTGTGCTGCTTCTGCTGCCTCAAACGCTGCATCAAAAACATTTCCGCCACCAGAAGCAGCGTATGTTGCGCTTGTTATTGATCCAGTAGTGTGATTAAAAGATGAATCTGCTGGCAGTGGAACAATGTGAATTCTTTCTGCTCCACCAGCAATCAACTCAAAATAACCTCTGTGAGCATCTGAATCTTCTCCAAATGCTGTAATAACGTCCTGTTCTGATGTTGCTTGAACAACGTCAAGATCTTTTACGTTACCCGTACCATCATCAGTGCTTCTTTTGGTAATGAGAACAACTCTTGGGCCAACTGGGATATCTTGACGAGAGATGCTATAGAATCTGTCTTTAATAACTGTTTTTACACCTGGTAGAGCCATTAGCTTTTAAACCTCCGCTTGCAGCGACAATATCTTTTTACTTCGTATTTATAGTAATGACCATAGCTTAAAAACAAACTACAATATAAAAATTATGAATCTGGAGTTGCACTTTGATGCAGGTCTATTATGTTTAATTCTGTGTTCTCATATGAGGGGGTGGCGCTATTGTCAAAATCATAAAAACTATCCCATAGTTCTTTTTCATAAGCCATATACCTTCTTACATCTATTACTATTTTTTCTATTTTTTCTATTTCCATACCGATAAGCTTTTCGGTCGTCAACATATAGGTTACTGTTCTTTTACAAATATCTGTTGATTCCCTGTTTTCCTCAGAATCAGATAGTCTTCTAGCGTATACAAACTCAGAGGCTCCTAATCTTTTAAAAACAGGAGTATGTTCCAGCATAAAGTCTTCAAAAGTCTCCATTATTTTGTCTGCCGCCTCTGGACCTGAATATCTCGCAAGCGCTCCTTTTAATTTACCAGATTCAGATTTTGTAATAATTGAAAAAGATATTATATTTTGAAATCTTTGACCATATATTGCAAAGTTTTCACTTGGAGATATCCTTGTTTTTGGCTTTGGCTCAACAGAATGAGCCCTTTTAAGTTCCAAACCATATACTATAACTGGATATTCTGCATAGTCTCCTGATTGAGTTGGTTTAATTTTAATCATTGGATAGGCGTTTTCCCACAGTGATTTTACAACAGTTATAAACTCAATATAGGTCAAATTGCCATGAGCCTGAAGTGGGGGTCCACCAAGCCTATTATGGTTTATTTCATTGATATTTGGAACTGGAAATCTTATTGGATTTTGTGGCATTATACACCTCTTCCTGTGGCAATATTAAATGAAATTTCCCTCAAAGTTCTTGAAGATTGAACTGTTATATTAAAATACATTTTTCCTTTAATTTGCTTATCACCATACATTTCTAATTTATAGTTCCTAACTATATCTAATTGTTTTAGATATTTAAGAAGAGATTCTACTGTTGAATTAGCTTTACTGTAATTAAATTTTCCTATTGCATTATTTCCGATTGATTGCACTTCTGATATTAGCATTGCTGCAAGTCTAACATTAGAAGAATCTTTAAAGTTTTCACTAATAGACTTAGTTATATCTCCGCTCAAATATACGTCATATTGACCTATAAATCTTCTTGACCTGCCTCCTCTTGTTATGCAATTTACTCCTTTTTCAAACAAGGCTTTGACTTCGTTGATTTTTGGATCATTCCCATAAATTGAAAGAGCTGACGGTATTCTTTGTTTGCTTAATCCTATATTTACTTGAGTAGAACTTAACATGCCAGCAACTGCAGCTGCAACAGAAGCAGTATACGATCTTTGCATTTGCTTATGATTAAACACAGCTTCCCCATAAACAAGGATTATATGTTTTCCATAGTCTTCTGTAATAAAACCATCAGAATCAACACTACTAGGTATTTCAAAATTTTTGGACAAAAGAACGGGAATGTCAGAATAAGACATCCCTTGATTTCTTGACCCAAGTATTCCCATGGTTATTTCGCCGGTATTTTCCTGTATTCTATTGCAAACTAGCGATAATTGTTTTGCGTAATTAACATCCCCTGTATTAATCATAGATGCTTCAAGTGGAACTATTATATCTATAAATTCATATTGCTCTATAAGATTATAACATTCTGCTAATCTATTATAGTGTGATTCGTAAAAGCTAAATGTATCATTAAAAGTGTCTTTGAATATTTTTACATTTCTTTCTGCGACATTATCAACATATTCGCTCATATACCCACATGACATAATGTATATATCCCTTGCACCACAGCTGTAGGCGTCAAATACCCCTCTTAAAAGAGGTGAATTATAATCTGCCCTTAATGTATCTATAGCTTCTTGAATTGATCTTATTTTTTGTATTCCGTATGGCTCAACTGCATCTGTATGTCCTATTAGTAAAACATTATTTGTTTCAAATTGTCCTATTTCTCTATATTTTGACTTTTCATTTAATAAAACTGATTTTTCAACCATAGAATAATTGGAATAGTTTGGAGTTGAACTCCAATCATCTGGACTTGAAGCGCTTTTTTTTATTGTTACAGGTATCTCTTTTATGTCCAAAACACCGTCTACTGATGCTGTTATGGCAACTGTATATTGTCCAGGAAATATGTTTGCTGGAATTTTGGCGAGGAGCAAATAAGAACCTTCAGATACTCTTGTTATGGAACTTCCATCGCTAAATGTTTGCTTGTACTGTGGAGTGGAAGCTAGCGCTGCATCTATGAAAAATATTTGTGGACCGAATATATTTGCTCCACCTGAGTTAAAACCTCTTCTTAAAAAAACGGAAATATTAGTTGATGGATCAACATAGTCATAGCCCGATCTATAAACAAAAGGTATTGTGAGCTCTTGAGATGGATTTGCTACTAACATGATTAATTTGCTGGTTCTTCTTTTGTTGCACCGACTGTCCAAAAATCTATTTTTCCATATCTACCCCTTACTGGATAACATTCTTCTATGAGATATAGGGAGTAGTCTTCCAATAAGGATTCTGATTCTTCATATATTCTGTCTCCTGGTTTTGGATTGACCACTGATTCAAAATAATAAATTCTATCTGAATTTACTAGTAACCCTTCCGTTCTTTCTTCTTTGGTTGAGGCCAAATATCTTGATGCGGCTGTCACATGTCTTGTGGTTATTTTTTCAAATCTATCAGAATACATCCCATCATCAGAAAGTCGTCTCTGAAGTAGAATGTCATGTCCCCATTCTTTTAGAATTTTTTTAAATATTGAATTAGAATTAATCATACTGCCTTAAATCTCTATCAAAACTTGGCTCGTCTTTTACGGTGACTGCTCTACCTGGACCATATAATTCTATATCAGAAAGATAAACATATTTGCCTGTAGATGGATCAATTCTTTTCCCTGAAGTTTTTGTTTTTGCTGAAGGAAATCCTTTTGGCATTACGCCCTTCATAGAAACCTTTTTGGCTAAAACCTCTCTCCTAAGAGCAGCGGCTATCTGGCACCAAGTTGTTGCATTTGACCTGGTTGCCACCTCTCTAGGTGCTGATCTATTGGTTATTTCTAAGTCAGCCAATTTTAAAGACAACTCATCGTCGCCACCAAGGCCATATGTTCTACTAAGTTCACATGCAGTAGCAGCTTTTATGTATTCTAGTATTGTAAATGGCAGTGTTGATCCGTCTATATCATCATTGAGTTTATAAATTTCTTTTATCTCTACAGAATAATGATAGATCATTTCCCCAATCTCAATTAAAGATGCGTCTGGAAAAATTGGTAGCAGTTCTTCTGGATCAAGATAAAGTGGCGTTAAATCTGGGGCAAACATAATTGTTTCGTCTAACCTTAAGGTAACAGTCGGCTTATATTCAGCCGTACTTGTACTAGCGTATATGTTAGTTCTTGAAATAATTGTTTTATATGGTGTTGTTGCAGTAACCCCAGTAAATGTTACGGCATAGGCTCCAGGCTGTGTTGGGGTAAAGTTATAAAAATACTCAGAAGTTGAACCATTATGGGGAGTAGCTAATGTGTTGACTATTTCTTGTTCTTTTGAATTAACAATTCTAACACTAACAGTGGTCATGGTGGCATCAACCTGATTCCCGTTGGAATTTTGGTCAAGAAACTTTACTTTTAATTTTACAGTGTCATTTACAAGCACATTGCTAGTAGACATAAGTCTCCAATTTTAAATCAAAATATAATAATATAGTAAAAGTATTATCAACCTACTGCTATTTCATTTGCTCCAGTTATATATATAACCTCTGCAGTTAATAATGCCGTGTAGTCTTCATTTTCTGGAACAACTGTAATTATTGCGTTGTTTTGAACTTCTAAACTAACCAACGTAATAGTAGTTAAATTAGAGTAATCTTCATTTATAGCATAAAAAACCGATACGTTGGATACGGTAATTGGATTTGAATTTCCAGGCACGTATATGTATAAGGTTCCAATATAGGAATATCTACTTTGATTGTAGTTTATTGGACTTCCGTAAAACATGGCGGCTCCTAATTATAACTACCATAATAGTAATATTATATTTTTAATATATTCCTAGTGTTTTTGAAAGAAAAGTGAGTCTTTTTTAAGGTTTTTCATCCATATTCTACCATCATTTGGATGAGAGTTTTCTGGACTTCCATATAGAAAAGAGCTTAAATATGCCACTCTTATTCCATCTACTACTGGTAAGACTTCGTGTGTTCCCACATAGTTGGCTGGGTAAATTGCCGCTGTTCCCATTTTTGGTTTATGCTCGTATTTTGCGTGTTTAAATTTTATTTGTCCACCCGTAAAATTGTAACCATTTAACTGTGACGCTGAATCAACGCAGTCGTTTAAGTATATATTAACACTTACTTTGGCATGTTTTGGATATTCATTTGCAATGCCAAGACTTTCTTGATACGGTATTTGGTCGTCGCAATGAGGGCCAATTCCCTGTCCTTTTGAATAGGTTGCAAAATGTCCTGCACTTCTCCACCAGCAAACAGTCGCAGCTTCTGGATATATCTTACAATACTCTACTAAAACTTTATAAACGCAAGATTCCATTTCTTCTACAAGCTTTATTTGTTCAGCGGTTGGCTTTTCATCATGTCCATTGCACAATGGATTGATAAATCTTTCTGGAGCCAAAGAAACCTCATTTATATCAAATTTAAAACCAGTTTTGTTTACTGCATAGGTTTTACCATTTTCTTCAACATAAGTAAATGTGCCTTGCTCAAGTTTTCTTAAAAAGTTTATAAAATCAATTGTAAATTTTGGATCTATATCAAAAAGATTTTCAACTATACAAAGTCCACTTCCCATATCTGTTATTTTCATTATTGACTCACTATTCTAAAATGCTCCGAGTATTCAGAATATCCTCTTTGTTTAAGGAACTTTTTATAATCTTCTATTAGTGTTGGCATGTAGAGATTTGTGGAAGTTTTTGACATTTCGGGTTCTTTTAATGGATCAGTTACAGATTCTCCTACTTTTTCATTTGGAGTTCCATGACTGTACCATCCTAAATAAGAATATCTTTCTCCAGATTCAACTGGTTTTACTTCGTGCGCTGCTATGTAATTGGATGGAAAAAACAATATATCACCTTTTTGAGGTTTGAAGTCAATGTCAAGATAATTAAAATAGTGATGACCACCAGAAAAATTTGTTTCATCTATTTGAGATATTGAATCAACACAGTCATTTAAATAAAAAACTGTACTAACAGAGTTTCTTGTTGCCAGTTGATCTATCGGTGTCCAAACGTCGTAAACATAATCTGCACTTACATCAGAATGAGAGCCAAGATAAACCCCCTTTTTATACTGGACAATGTGCCCTTTTACCTTCCACCAAACGCATTTGACTGCCAGTGGAAATAACTCAAAATACTTAAGTAAATAACCATCTTTTGCTTCTTCAATAAAATCAAATATTTCTTTAAATTTTTCATCTGCGTACCTATGTATTGCAGATCCTCTTCCAGGCATTTGTTCTACGGAATCTTTTCCAAAAAAATATCCACTCTTATTTATGTAGCACTCTTCTTTTGTTTCTGGATTAATTGCCAGTTTATACATATCGCCTTTTTCTTTATTAATTGAGTCTCTTGCAAACTCCAATATATATTTCCAATCAAGATCTAAGGCTGATCTAAAAACTACAACACCTCCACCAAGATGCTCTGCTTCTACATTATTGTTTTTCATTTTTTCCTTTTTTGTGCGGGACATTTTCACTAGTTCCACTACTATTTGGTCTCAATATAGTTGGTCTAAGAATATGATTTAATCTAGAATCACGCGAAGCTACCTCTAAGTCTTCATATCCATACTTGTCTAGTATATATGAAATATAGTCTTCCCTAAGTGTCTTAAGCCAAATTTGGCCTTGAGTTCCTATTGGAAGCTCTTCATTGGTAATAAATATGCCCCTATCAGAATGGGAAGAGCCTTGTGCAAAATATCCTATGTATGCATATCGACTTCCGTTCTGGCAAGGTTCTATTTCATGGGTTCCTAAATAATTTGAAGGAAAAATTAAAACATCACCAGCTTTTGGTGTGTGATTTGCTTTGGCATATGGGAAAATTATTTCTCCATTATTATATTCATGTTTAATTATATCTTCTTTATTTTTTACAGAAGAATTTAAATAAATTATTGCTCCGACCACATTTCTGGTAGCCAATTGAAGATCTGGCTCAAAACCAGGTTGATAATTAACGTCATTGTCGTTATGCATGCCCATATCGCTACCAGGACCATAGGCTAAAACATGACCTAATGTTTTCCACCATATATTTCTTAATATCATTGGATAAATTTCTATGTATTTTAGAAGACTGGCATAAATAATATCTTCACAATTTTTAAAAAAATTAACTATATTTTTTGGGGTATTATTATCTACAAAATTCATTATATGACTAGCAGATTTGTTAATATCTGAAATCAAGTATCTGTGACCACTCCTATTTATGGCGTAAGAAGTTTCCTCATCTTCTTTCACAATTGTATAGTCTTCTTCAATTGCTTTTTCTTTTAAAGAAGCCAAATATGGAATAACAGAATCTTGATCCACGCTTATGGCATTAGGGAAACAAACTATACCCATTCCATAATGAATCAGATCTGATTTCATCTTAGATCATTTAACCAACTTGTTGTGGGCTGGTGTTGCAGGGTCCAGACTTTTCGGCTTTTTCTTCTGCGGCTTTTCTTTGATTTTCTGCAGCGCTAACTTCAGACATGTCTGGATCTGGAACCGATCCAACATCAACTGCATCATGCGTAGCATTATACTGGGCGACTTCCCTACCTTGGAATACTGGATTCCAACCAGGCTCAACACCACTCTCTGAGGCATTAAAATATATTGAATGGGGTGACTTACAATACATTTCATAATCATCATAAATATTATCAAACCAAACTGGAGGACACCACTTATGACTCTTTTTTTCTTCAACGACAACTATTCCAGCTTTCAAATCATTATCTCCCTGACCAAAGAAAGTAAGATAGCTATATCTCACTCCTTTGCCCATTGATTCAACATCGTGAGAAGCTACATAGTTTGTGGGAAAAAATATAATATCTCCTTTTTGCGGCTTATAAGAAATGCCAAGATGTACGAATCTTAAATTTCCACCCGTAAAATTTTTACCGTTTAGTTCGTCTTCCGACTCAACATGATCGTTAAAATAAACAAGAGCGCCACACGTTTGGCGAGATGCAACCATCCCCTTTGGCATGTACCTAACGCCTTTTGTTACCTTATAATTTGTGTCATTGTCTGCATGGCAACCGAGCCTACCACCATCTCCATATCTAAGTATGTGGCCCCTAGTTTTCCACCAAATACTTCCAATCATAAGAGGATAGTGGTCTATGTACTTAATGAGACACTTGTATATTTGTTCTTCAATGTAATAAAAAAATTTTACAACATCTTCTGGCGTATTGGATGTAACTGGATCAAGTAGTCTGACTGGAGCAGCCGGAACATCAACTAACCTATACTTAAATCCATCCTCGTTTATACCAAACTTTTCTCCATCTACTTCAATGTATTTCCATCTTTCTTTGTGTGCTTCTTCAGCTTTTCCATCTATATGCCTAAGAATTAGGTCTTGATCTATGCTGAATGCATTTCTAAATACAACAACTCCAGCTCCGAGCACCTCACACTTGAATGCTCCTATTTCATTGATTACATCCTCATCTACCTTTGGAGATACCGGAAATGATATTGCATTTTCGTTATCGATATTTTGCTCTGTAATTGCACTGCTTCCATATGACATATTTTTACCCCAGTAATTCGTCTATTGCTTCTCTTATTGTCCAACCAGCGCCCATAAATCTCGGCTCTTCGTCCAAGGGCATATCTTGCCAATTGAATCTGGAAACTACTATTCCATTTCTACTAATCAAGAATTTCTCATAGTTATGAGGTATTCTAGCTATTGCTTGACCAGCCAGGTTTTGTCCAATTGCGGCTGCCTCCGTACCGTCTGCTGTGGTATCAGAGTACGCTCTTTTTTCTTTTCCTTTTAAGAAAGAAAATACTTCGTGCTCATTTTTTCCATTTACTTCTACTTTTTCTGATATTGGAAATGTAACAAATGGATAATTTATTTTGATAAAATCATCAATTTCTTCATTGGAACCTGGCTCCATTTTTCCAAACTGATTACACGGAAAACCAATCACTGAAAATCCTCTGTCCTTAAACTCATCATGAACCTTTTGAAGCTCCCAAAGATTTCTGCTTGTTCTAACATAAGACCATAGCGGACTACACTGTGGTTTATATCCAAACTTACTAGAGATATTTACCATTAAAGTCACTTTACCGTTATATTGACTCAAAAAATCTTGTTGTCCATTTAAACTTTTTATTTTGATTAAATATACATTATCCATTTTTTGTACCCTTAAAATCTACTGTGCAGTATTCGTTTATGTGGATTTTACCCAAAATTTGATTATCTATCAAAGATCCAATAATCAGAACATGAGCTTTTGTTGGAGTAAGCGTTGTACCAGACATCTCAAAATTATTTGAATCGCATTTTATACCATCAAACTGCATTGAACCCCTCATTTCGGAAATGGTTGCAGACATGGTTTCAAATACCGACAGCATGTACTTATCCGAACCAAGTGGGCTTATTGTTTCAATGTTCCATTTGCCTACTAAAAAATTATCCATTTGTTGGCTCCTTTATTTTTGGAAGGCCCTCAAATGTTGGACCTATCTTTTCTCCTTTTTCATTAAGCCCTGTCTTAATTCCCTTCATCCATGTCCAAGGATGTTCTTGAAGTTTCTTTGATTTTGCATTGCTATATGACATTCTATCCTGAATTAGTTGAGACTTATCCCAAAGATTTTCTATTTTAAATTCCACATTTTGTATAAGCTGATTAGGATATATAGTAAAGAACATGAATGGCATTCCTGCAGGGAATGTGACAGGTTCACCAATTTTAGTTATTTTCCAATTCATATTGAATTCATCTGGCCACCAATAACTGGGAATAGATGCCGTTAAAGGAACGGCTCCATCAACAAAATAATTTGGAGATCCACTTATCCAGGTACTGTACCCGTCTTCTGTATTGAAAGCCCACCCAGTAGTAAAAGACATTATTCCAATAACACTTGGCTGTGTTACAGGCCTATTATTGTACATTTCCCCCTTTAATACTTTGGGCACTGTGTTACCTCCATCCCACTGAACAACAACGTCTTGTTCAAGTATAAGCTCCCATCCACTAACATTAGCAACAGTAAGTGGTAGACACTGGTAGGCGTGCTTATTGTATGTGGCATCCATCCAATCTCTTTTAACTCTAGACTGTTTAACAGGAGGTGGATTTTGATGAGTTTTTGTTAGTGTTATTAGGGTCATTATTTTTTTGCAATTCCTACATCTTGTGTAATGCGACTTCCGTCCTGAGCATATCCCACGCCGTACTTATGATTATTATCATTATAGTCAAACATTGTAACGGCTGAATATTTTACACCACTTTTTACTTTTAAAGATGCATGAGCATATATGTATGTTGACGGAAATAAAACTACATCACCAGCTTTTGGCTTTAGTGTTATGTCCAAATATGGAAACCATAACTCGCCACCTTCATATTCATCGTTTAGGTACATAACGGAGGAAACTGTACAAATATAAGAAAATCCGTGGTCTGTGTGTACTGCAAAATGTTGACCTGGATGATATCTAACAAAATTAATTGCTTCCATAAATTCCATTTTAAAATTGTACATAGATTCATAGTGATTCAGGCATTTTTTTAATCTTACATCCACGTCATCGTAGCACTTTTTCACTTCCTCAAATTCTGGAGTTAGGTAGGGCCAATGAACCGGACTCATTTTTAGATCTACACAATCTCTATACTCGGGTTTTTTTACATTGTATCCGACCACTGCATCTGACCACTTAAACAGATTGTGACTACTATTTCCTATAGTAGTTTCTAATCTTTCTGGAATATTCAAATCTCTTGAAATTGCATTTCTATACAAAAAAATTCCTAGTTTTGGATCACTTACGTGATAGAATTCCATTGTATTCTCCTGTTTGAATAATTTGACATGATATAATATACCACCGAATCTACAGAAAAGCAAGGCATTATTGTGTGCGAAAAGGATTAAAATGGAAAAATCTCTAATACTTCCAGGGCATTTTGGAAATTCTAAAGATAATATAAAAATTATCAAAAATTTTATTGATTTAGAAGATCTTAAAACTATACAAAAATTTCTTCCGACAATAAATGAGTGGATGGACGCTGGAGAAAACCAATATGCGGAAGATGGAACTTGCACTTACGATGCTTCATACTGGCAAAACCGTCAATGCAGTTTTGACATTTTAGCTAGAATTAACTTAGATATCTATAATCTTATAGATAAATATATTATAAAGATGCAATGGTTTCTGGAGGATGAGTTTCAGGTGAACTTAACCATTAGGCCACCAGTAATAATAAGGTGGTTTCCTGGCCTGGAACAAAAGCCCCATGCCGATAAGCAGCTTAACGATGGATCTCCGAATCCTTTTCCAACCTATGACTTAAACTCACTACTGTACTACAATGATGACTTTGAAGGAGGAGAACTATACTACCCTCAACATGATCTTGTGATAAAACCAGAGCCTGGATTAGCGATTGCTCATCCTGGAGATATAAACTATCTTCATGGGGTAAAAATGGTAACAAAAGGCGAAAGATATACTACGCCTTCTTTTTATACTATAACAAAATTACTAAATTAGATTACTTAAAAAATTTTCTCCATCAAATGTCCAACCAATTTTTGGTGGATTTACTAAATTTGATATATCTAATATAATTGGATTTTTTTCTAGATTACTCTTAAATCTAATTGAATCTGGTTCATCTTTTGGAAACATCAACCAAGATGTTACCTTATTGTTAGATACTAGTGCATATTTATAATGATTACCTATGCTATGCGGTTTATTGTCTGATTTTTCTTGCGGAGACAAAAAATTTTCTCCATCAAATGTCCATCCTTTTGTTATCAAAGATGCATTTGGGTTGTTCGTACAATCAATAAATGTAGGATTTTGTTCGTAAGATTCACAAGTTGTTTTAAATGAATCCTGACTTACGTAAATTTTATGTATAAAAAAAACTTTATTTTCTGCACAAAAAGCGTATTCTTTGTAATCATCCATGTTTTAGTTTTCCCTGCTTAACTTTTTAGTAATATTGTATTATATCATGCTTTGTAAGTATTTCCATATTTCCATATCAATTTGATTATTTTCCTCAATTTTTTTTATTTCCTTTTTTGAAAGCAGAGATTTTAATTCATTTGTTTTTATTATTTTATTATTAAAATTTATTTTAGATTCATTATATTTTATATAATCAATATTTAAATTATTTAATTTAATATTTGTATTTAAGGAATTAAATAAATTTATTACCTCTTCTACAAAATAGTATACTTTTTCTGTGGTTCCTAAAACTTTTAGTTTGCTTATTTGTTCTTTTGCATTTTTAAAGCTCGTGTTTTTATCTTTGATATACCAATTTTTACTTTTTTCAATATAGTCCATTTTATCTTTATATTCTTCAATTAATAATCTATCTTTATCTTCCAGATATAAAAAGTTGTATTTATAATTGAAGATATGATTCTCTATTCCGTTGCAAAGATGTCTTGCTTGTAAATTTCTATGTTCAGAATAGAAAGCATCTTCAAATAGATAGTATTTAAGTTTTTTTTCAATTGAATTTAAATCTTTATAATTTTCATTAAAATCTAAAACCTGATTCATCATTAACCATGAAAAATTACTTAAACATCTATCTACTGGATTCCTTGCCAAAAACGCTGTATGCAAATTGTTTACTTTTGATAAAGGATAATTACCAAAATGACCTTGTATCACACTGTAATCATTTAAATCAATTTTTTTATGATCAACAATTTGACCATAAAATATATTTTTTATATATTCTGGAACAATACTCTTAAGACAATTAAGTACTGTTGTACCACCGCATTTGGGCACGTGAAGAATGTAAATTGTTTGCTTATTCAAAGGTAGATCTTTTTAGGTTTACTGGACTTCTACGTATTGTTCCATCCTACAATGTTGCCACAACTATCTGTCATTTCGCCGTTTGGCCCGTGGTCCATAAATTCCAAAACATGGCGGGAAAAACGGTGGGAAGAACGGTGGGAAGAATGGTGGGAAGAATGGTGGGAAGAATGGTGGGAAGAACGGGGGGAAGAACGGTGGGAAGAATGGTGGGAAGAATGGTGGGAAGAACGGGGGGAAGAATGGAGGAAAGAATGGGGGAAAGAATGGTGGGAAGAACGGCGGGAAATAAGGCGGAAAGAACGGCGGGAAGAATGGGGGAAAGAACGGCGGGAAGAAAGGCGGGAAGAACGGCGGAAAGAACGGCGGGAAGAATGGGGGAAAGAACGGCGGGAAGAAAGGCGGGAAATAAGGCGGGAAGTACGGTGGAAAGAATGGGCTGTGGATTGTGTAGTCAATAGACGTACCCAATGGGGTAACGGTAGTGTCTGTCAGCGCATTTTTTACCTTATCAAGATTTCCAGAAGAGGCAGTTGATTCTGCCGTCACGTTACCAACAGTAAAACCAGCGTTTGTAATTGTGGTATTGGCAGTAGCTTTATCAGTTCCGTGCAGCTACGGTTGGTTTTGACTTTTTTCTTTTACTACCTTTACCAGGCTCTGGAGTCTTATTCGTTGCCATATTATGCTGCTAAGTCTCCTAGTGCCACCCATGAATTGGTATCTCTCTTTATAAGAGTAGCAGATGACCACTGTGTACGCAACTTAAGACCTGGTGTAGCATTTACTGTTACTCCCGATTGACCAACTAGCGTGGTTTGACCTGCTCCGGTCTGCAAAACTGTAATTGTTGTTCCGACTGGAAACGCTACGTTTGCGTTTGTCGGCACCGTAAGGTTATGACCAGAAGCAACGCTCATTTCAATCATCTTGGATCTATCTGCAAGCACTAGTGTATAGGCTCCCGCCTGTGCATTGGTGATTGTATCTCCGACTATTCTTTGGTAGTTTGTTCCATCATTGGTGAACTCCCAACAGTCGTCTGTTTCATTCCATCTTAGAAGAACATTTGTTGATGTACCACGCTCAATTTCTATTCCAGCGTTTTCTGACGGAGTTGCAGCTTCGTTATTGTTGAGAACTATGATATTGTCATTGATTGTTAGTGTTTCGGAATTAACTGTTACCGTTGTTCCAGAAACGGTGAGGTTTCCAGTAACCGTAAGGTTGCCTCCAACTGTTGGATTTGAAGTATTTATCCAAGCTGAACCATTGTATTGAAGTAATTGATTTGCAGCGCCGCTGGTAATTGTCACGTCTCCAACATCATCAAGAGTATTAATCGTTGGGACTGATGAATTAACCCAAGCCGAACCATTATATTTAAGAAACTGACTTGTTGCATTGCCAGTGATTGTAACGTCACCAACATCGTCAAGATTATTAATAGTTGGAACTGCAGCCCATTCAATACCGCTATTTGCTGAACTATTTGCCTTCAAAAAATGACCATTTGTTCCGACTGGCAATCTGCCGACAGTATCACTTGCAGAAGCTACTATCAAATCGCCTTTGGCGTCAACGATACTTGCTGAAATATAGTCTTCTGCAGCAGAAGAGGATAGATTGGCCACCGCATTTGCCACAAATTGAGTTGTTGCTATTTGAGTGTTTGCAACACCATCTGCTGCGGTTGGAGCAATTGGCGTCCCAGTAAATGTTGGGTTAGCCGAAGGAGCTTTGGTATTCAATTGAGTTTGAATACTAGAAGTTACACCATCAAGATAATTAAGTTCTGTTGAAGAAATATCTCCTATTGTTGTTTGTCCAGGAAGTGCAACATTTCCAGTAAATGTTGGGCTGGCTAAAGTGGCATAACCAACTATATTTGCATTCGCTGGTATGGTTACCGTCCCAGTAAATGTTGGATTAGCCGAAGGAGCTTTAGTATCCAATTGAGTTTGAATATTAGAAGTTACACCATCAAGATAGCTTATTTCTGTTGAGGAAACATTTCCTATTGTTGTTTGTCCAGGAAGTGCAACATTTCCAGTAAATGTTGGGTTAGCCGAAGGGGCTTTGGTATCCAATTGAGTTTGAACACCAGAAGTTACACCATCAAGATAGCTTATTTCTGTTGAGGAAACATCACCTACAGAAGTATTTGCAGGAAGCGCAACGTTGCCATTGAATGTTGGACTCGCAAGGGTTGCATATCCAGAAAAAGATACTGAAGCAGATTCTTTTGCTGTGACTCTTCCATAGTTGTCTGTTGTTATAGATGTTATAAAATTAACTGTATTTGCTACTGTTGACGTATTGACCGCAACGGAAGCCAAATCAATATTATCGGCGTTGACGACAATTCGTGTTGCATCAGCGGTTTGAACGTTAAAATATCTACCATCAAGAACCAGTCCAGTTCCAGGTAGAAATGCCCCAGCAGAACTAAACTGTGTTACTGTAATCGGATCTGTTCCAACAATAAAAGTATCTGGATTTGATACCGTTAAAACAAAACCTTTTCCAGCAGATGTTCCAGCAGTTACAAATATATATGCACCAGGTATTTCACTCGCTTGATTGCAAAGACTACACCTTTCCAAAACCCATGGCGTAGAATTGTTTCCAACAGTTGTAACAACATATCGACCATTTTCAGCCGCATTGGTTTGATCCTTAACTAAAACTCCACTACCTACTACAAATCCAGTAAATCCATCAATTGAAAGTTCTCCATTTGAACTTGCAGTTAGCGTTGCACCTACGCCATTTGTCCCATTAGAGTATTCGGCACTTAAATTTGCTGTTGTAGCTGCTCTTGCTGATGGTTTTACCAAAATTCCAGCTGCAACCGCATCTACATATTCTCTAGTTGCAAAATCACTTGATGTGTTACCAGCAGTAGTCACTGTAATTGATGAAACGTTAAGTTTGCCGTTGGCTGCTATATTTGCAACAGTTGATCCATTTGATGCCTTAAACTCTATTAAGGGAGCTGTTGCGCCGTTTGCCGCTTTAAAAACTACAGCTTCATCATTAACTGTTATTTCTGGTGCTGTTTCAAATCTTAAACGAGCCATAATTCTCCTATAAAAATGTAATTGTTTGTTCTAATACACGTGATATAGTAATGCACTTTTCTAAAACTATTGTGTTATTCTATTTAAATATTCCAACATTTTACCTTGATATTTAATTCTTCCAAAATGTGTCAGATTTATAGTAGGATCTACCCAAACTTTTCCACCGATTTTTTGCCAGTATCTGCAGAATCCATAATCTTCAGACAGGAATCTGCCACCTTCATCAACGTAAGAATTAAATAATGCATAACCATATTTTTTTTCTTCTCCCTGTAACGCTCCTGTATCATCCTGATAATGAAGTTTTTTATATTTTTTAAACATTTTATCAAAGACTTGACGTTTAATAAGCATAAAACCTGTTCCAGCCTCATAGCATTCAATGACTCCATTTTCAATTGAAACCTTCGTTTCTCCAGGTTTTGTCAAATGAACAACATATCTAGTTGCATATTCCATAAGATCTTTTGGTTGATAGTCCAATTCTCTTGCCGCATGTTTTACTTTTTCCCAATTAATTTCTTTAATTGGATAGGAAGCGGTAATGATATCTTTATCGTGCCAAAGCATTTTTAATACTGCTTCTTTATCAAATTGAAGATCAACGTCAATAAACATAAAATGTGTAAAATCTGGATTGTACATGAATTTTGCAACAAGGTTATTGCGAGCTCGATTAATTAACGAATCAGAGATTGTGCAGACTGAGTACTTTAAACCAATTTCTTTAAAGTAAATAGCTGACTGCACAAAGCTCATCATAAAGGGTTCTGTGACATGAGAGTCATAGCATGGAAGCGCAAAAAATACGTTCCACTCTTGGATTTTTTCTTTTGAAATTGTTATATCAATTTTTTGTTGCTCTATAGACATATAGTATATTATAGTAGTTTGTTTTTAAGATGTCAACTCCAGGTAGACAAAGCGGAACGCTTCCATGTGTCTGTTGCTATGCAAATATATATGTACTCTTCGTCCCAAGCCATATCCCCATATTTTCCTGGGCTTGATGGAGTTGAGGGAACGTCTACTGAAATATCATCAAAAGATGGGACCTCTCTTTTTCCACCTAATCCGGCATACACTGTAGCATATCTGTCATTATTTCCAGGGGGACTTGAATAATGTACTACTATATTATTTGAGTCAACTATTGAATAAGCTACTTTTGGAAAATCAAATAAACCGCCGGTATCTCTGGATATTAAA